TGTGCTCCGCCGAGCCTTGACCACCTCATCATTCATACGCTGGATCAGGAGGTCCAAGTGTGATACCATGAGCGGATCCAGTTCATATGTCGCCCGCAGATTCGTCAATCCTACCATCGCCGCTTGCAGCTCCTTCACCATGTCGTTTATGTAATTGGCACACGACTCAGGCGTTGGCAACGGGTACTGTGGCACAGTTGCAGTCGGACCTGCAGCACCAGCAGGTGCCGCGCCCTGCTGGTCTTTCCACATAGTCATGTACAACCCCATGATACGCATCGCGTCCTCAACCACATTTTTAATGTCCTCAAGGTTGGCCCACCGTGTTTCGCCATACTGCCACCGATGGATCATCTGTGTCCATCCTGGTTGCTGAATGGAAAAGCTGTTGTTTCGCATTGTGAGTCTCTCTCCGGGCTGTACGTAGGCGACAACCTTGAGGTTGATAATTACTAGGTCTGTTCGGTCTGTAGACATGAATGCCCACGGGTACATACAATGATGGACTTCTCCTTAACTCCAGCATGCTAAAAAATTTTTCGATGCCTTAACTAAAAAACCCAATGAGCAGCATCCCCCAACACCTGAGTATTTCTAGTGGTACATTTGAAGGTGGGTGGGGACGGCCGCCCACCGTCGTAACAAGCCACCCCAAGATGCGACGTACACAGAAAAGCAAGAGCAAATCGAGTCGTTGTACCCCAAAGAAATCCCGCAGCCGATCTAGAAAGCGGATCTGTGACCGCAGATCGGGTCGTTGTACCCCAAAGAAGTCCCGCAGCCGATCTAGAAAGCGGATCATCCGGTCCCGTCGTCACACCAAGAAGCCGCGGTCACAGTCACAGTCACGAAGAGCAAGCAGGCGCCGTGTCTCCAAAAAGAGGGTGCTGTCCATCCGTGAGTTGGTGAATATGTTGGAGCGGTCCGCGCGGTACTCTGACTAGTAGCAAAAAAAATGTTGGAGTTTTAGTAACAATAAACGCTATGCCGATTGATATTAAGAACATTCAGCACATGCTGGTGACCAAGCGGGGTGTGATCTTAAAAGGGTTAGCCATCGGGGGCACCTTCGGGATGGTTGGTATTGTGGCCAGCAAGGCGTTCAAGGCTAGAAGCGTGACCGAGTTCGATGGGCTCACCGCCACTGGAAACGCTACACTGGGGTCCGACTCGCACATAGCAACCCTGTGTGGACGACTCCAGCCGTACCACTCCTTTGACCCGGGGGCGTTCAACACTATTTTGGTCAAGTTTGCGGAGTTGGTGCACCTTAACACCCAAGTGGCCACCCAAGCAGTGAAGGTCAAGTTGTCGTTGCCCCGCCACGCATCCTTGATCACCAGTGACATCACCGAGTCCATTAGACGGCTGCGTGCAAAGCTAAATGTCAAGATGGGCACCAACTCAAAGGTCATGGAGGATTTCGACGACATTGCCTCTGGCATGCAGCAGTCGTGCACTGACCTCAACTTTAACATCTCCATGACCGTAACACACCAGTTTAGCAAGTAACCCTAACCCTCACTCAATAAAGTATTTTTATTCATGTGAAAATGTTATGACAATAACACATACTGTCTCACCAGTTCTACAGGCAGTTTCCCATACATCCCTATCATCTCCGACCCTCGGCTCATATGCACACTAACAGAGAGGGTGCCCACCTCTGTATGTAGCGTGCCTGGAACCATTTGGAGCAACACCCGACCAGACGTGCCTATTGTTAACGAAAAGTCTATAGTGGTACCACGCCCTCTAAATGCTGGGTTCATTGCTTCAATTGCATTTTTCCACACCGGGTTTGCATCAACGGCACACGCCACCGACCCCCCGCATGGTTGAAGTAACAGCGTTTCACCGTTCATATGTAACTTTCCACCACACTTCGCGTTTCCGACTGAAAACTGAACTATGTGCTGCCCCGACACCGGTATCCACATTTGGTTCAATATAAACACAGTAGGAGACACCAGTGCACGCGCCAGTAAGGGTACCACCCAGCGGCAGGCATAGTCCATACAGTACCACGCAGTCTCTAGCCGGCGTTCCCGGGTGAGCACAGTGGTGTGAAATGCAAAGCCTGAGCGTATGTCTGCTGAAGCCTCGGCAATGGCGTGCCCATATCTACAGGTGCTACGGACGGACGCGGCACTTGTGGCGTCTAAGAATTGTCCCGCCATATGATCGACCAATAAAGTCTGAATCTGTCCCATGCACGGGTAAAAGTCTGTCTGTCTACTATGAGTCGCCCTTATTATTTTCAGTTTTAACAATATTTTTTGCTGCCATGTACAGTCCGTACAGCACCGCCGACGCAACGCCAGTGAGAATGATAGCAGCGATAAGGGAGGAGACACTTGACGGTAGAGGACGACTGATTTTTTTTTCAATGTCAGTAATGCTATTTTCGATAAAGTTCTGCCACTGAAGCGCGGTGACGAAGGACAGTACGCTCGATGCCCACATAATAAACATCATGTTGGCTTCAAACTCTTCCTGCACCATTTCACGGGTGATTTCGAAGCGCCTCGCCCTTTTCTCTTTACTGTTTTGTCGGGTCGGGTGAAGTAGCATTTGTTTTATTCTAGGTGGGTCATAATAAAAACGATGTGCGACCACTCTATTAACAATAATACGTGGGGTCAGGTGCCATGGTTGACCCGGTGCACCCGCAAACGCGAACCTAACCGCGCTACCCGCACCACCGGTCACACCTACTGTCGCTCTCCATCGTATCGCCAGACGGAGGCACCGACCTCACTGGCCCTGGGCGCTGCCCCCCACCGTAGCGAACAAGGACTGTTGGTGTGATCGGTGCGGTGGTGTGGCTGGTGTCAAGGTTAAAAAATTATTATCAATTTATTATCCATCATGAAAGACGCCACAGAATATTCTGTGACCATTTCAAAAATGTCTCTCCCGTCAGGCAATATTCATTGGATTCCCAAGTCATCATTCAAAGTGTCTGAGCTAAAGATGGTGACTCAAGATCATAGTTCTTTGGTGACAACCAGCCCCAGCAGCAGCAGCACCAGCCACCGTGGGCTCAGTGGAGGTGGTATGACAGGCGACACCACACCCACTTCGGAGTTGGAACAACGCCGTGTGTTTTATCATGTGGATATTACCGGGAAGCGGAAGCGGGACCACAGAGGAAAGATGTACCCACCGTACGGTATTAACGTCCGACCCGGGCAACGTGGTCCTGGCCCCGTGGACGCTGTCCGCAAAATCATCCATCGCATGCTACAGGAGAAAAGTATGAGTGGTGGGAGTACCAGTAGAAGTGTTGGTGGGAGTTTGGCGACCGATGTGATTCCCAGCTCGGTGCGAACGGCAGTGGCTCGTGCGGTGCGCCAGAACTTTATGTGCGACTGTCATGGACAGCACTGTGTCACCGGGGGGCGGTGCGCGTCACGAAGCGAGGAAAAGGGAGACGAGTACTTGGAGGAGTACTACGCGGACACCGCGTCATCCTTTGCACAGTCTGTGACAGTATGCATTCAAGAGGATGGCAAGGACAAGGTGCGTCACTACACCGGATGCTACCGTCGCCTGAGTAACCCCAACAAGCACTGTATCCGCCGGGGTATTAGAAAGGAGACTGTGGCCAACTACGTGGAGACGTTTGACCCTCGGAAAATGGCGCAACATTAAAGCCCACCAAAAATATTATTTTACCATGTTTCTAGAAAGAACGAACCAACACCACCAACATGCCACCCCACCTCAACGCCAACCGCAACGCTAAAATTGTGTTTTGTGTTCTTGGCACTGTCTTCACTGTTATTATGATGTTCCTGCTCCTGTCGCTGTTGCTTCAGTGCATGGGTATGGCATCGTTTTCCGCAACACAAGAAGTGTTGCCAGGACTTCAGGCGGCTGGCTATGAGTACTTTATGGACTGGGGTACATTGCTGGGCGCCCGGAGAGAGGGCACCCGCATTGCACATGACTACGACGCGGACATTGGAATGCGAGAGGAGGAGTTTCAGCGGCTGCGCGCAAACTGGGACACGCTACCCATCTCCAAAAAGTACGCACTGCGTGGAGAGTCAGCTGACTTGTATCGCATCCGACAGAAGCACGGCGTGGGGTGGATCGACATCTTCCGGTACCAAGAGATGCCTGGTGGAAGTCTTAAAATGATATCCATGACCAATAACAGCCACAGTTGTAAATGCAATGGCACCGGTCACAGCACGCACGTGAGCCAAATATTCCCGGTGCGCTCCTTGCGTTTTGGAAACATCATGGCGTCGTGCCCACAGCAACCTGAGGCGTACTTGGAGCACTTGTTTGGTGAAAGCTGGAGGGTGCCTCACCGCAACGGTCTATCCAAGATGATGTTTTGGTACGGTCGATAGACACGCACAACCCCCACCACGATTCCAAACAGCCGGTGTTGCACTCTCCGAGCCACATCAGCGGGAAGACTTGGTGCAGCAGTGGACAGTAGGACAGTACCTCACAGCTGGAGACCACCCCATAGGGTCACACGGCTCCCGTGGGTTGCACGTGTGGAGTGGGCGGTAGGACACGTAGTCGTACTCTCGGGGGAGGGCTGATGGTGGGTGATGTCCACACAAGTGTCTCCGTATCCCGTCACAGTCACAGTCTTCTGAGCACAGGTGCGGCCCCCTGGAGCTAGCAAGTTCGTTCCAGTGGTTTTTGGATGAGGATGAGGCAAAGGAGACCATGTCACGTTTTAATGAAGAACAACAAATTTTTTGAGATAATAGTTTATTGGATGTCGTGAAACTGCTGTAGTCATAGACTCTAACAGCAGATATGAAGCCGTTGTTTGACCGGGCGGACTCTCCATCTGAAGTCTGGTCCGGGCAACAAATCTCCCCCTCGGTGTCTCTACCGTGAATGTAGAGACATACACGATTGTCAATGGTGTTAATGTCAAAAGAAGCACGCACAATAATCCCATTAGGGTCGTTCATGGCCCCCAAACAAATGCATGGTGCGTTACAGACAGCACCATGGAAACTCGCGCTGCACGATCATAAAGGTTAAACCCCACCATCCTTAAGTTAAGAAAATGGGTGTAGACATCAAAACAAGAACATAGGCCCTTAACTGAAAAATTCCAGGAACCATTACCTGGATCTTCATGATTTTAACAAACTTCACAACCCATACATCTAAGCAATGAACTACAGGTCCCAGGTGACATGCCACGGCTGCCACCACCGAAACACCGGCGCTAGATGTGGTGACAGTGAATTTTGCGCTAACTGCTTGGACAAACTCGCACAACCCTTTACATTTCATGTGGACGAGTTACGCGCAGCGTTGGACGCCACGGCAGGCACCGACGATGAGGGGGACGCACGTGCTATCTTTATGTGGATGGTAATTAGAAGGACACTAACGGTGGAGTGTCCTAGTGGTGTCCAGAACTCATTGACATAAACCATTCGTTGTTCTTGTTATAACTGGGCACTGTTTTCATAAAGACTGTGGAACTATTATACGGTGGTTGAGTCAAGTGTGATAACTTTAAGGTTTTGTGGGGTGGTGAAGTGTCTTGACTTTTGAACGTGTCCAGGCTCATCGGCGGCGAAGAATTAAAAGAGTTGAGTGCACCACTTCTCTCCTGGGCACATGCCTGGACATGTTCACAATTGACACCGCAGTGGAAATAAAGATTTATTATAACAACAAGCACCAACTGACCACTTTATTCACTGGACCAGTTCAACCATATCATGAGCACCGACCCACTGGTATAAGACCAAACAATAAATTTTCAACAAACTACTATTTTATTCTCTATTCATCGTCATCTGAGCCATTACTACGGGCTTCGGTGTCAAAAAACTGTGGTTTGGGGTTGGGGTCGGGTTGATCTCCGGTATCCACCACCCGTAGCTCACTTCTTCCATCGTCAATACTTTGAAACCCTCGCACTGACTTGGCTGGACGCCCCCTGTTGGATGCTGTCCCAATTTCCGTTTGGGGGTTTGAGTGTCTCCCATTGGGACGGCGTTTTGACAGAAATACGCTGGGTGCATCATCTGGAAGGTGCTTGCGCTCCTCGCTACGAACACTCCCGCCACCGCCGCTGGCGCTGGCGCCACGTCTCTCCTGTGACCTCTCCTGTGACCTCTCCTGTGACCTCGGCTTGGGTGGCCCTACAGTTTCCTTGTGACGCTGTAGAGACATGGCGGTGAGGGACTGTACGTCACTTTCTCTATCATAGTGGTCTTCTTCCACTGCACGCATCATGCCATCAACCAGAGAGCTGACCACAGACGGCTCACCTCTTCTCACGCCGCCGATTCCAATTCCACCGATTCCACCTCTACCACCACCATTCCTACCAACACTGTTGGGGCGTGGCCCGGCAATGTTGGACACTGAGTCTGATGGGCGAATGTGACCGGCATCCAAATTCTCGGGTTCATGCATTGACATACAACTCTTCATTGCGAGTCTCACCACATCCCGGAGAAAGATGTCCTGCTCCAAGTAGCTCATGCTGAAGTAGCGCATGGAGCGCACCTCAAGTGTTGCTGCAATCCGCTTATAGAGCTGAAACAAAAATTTCTCAAAGGATGGAATTTTTAATGACAGGGTGCCCACCATGTTGCCATGCAGCGTTTGGGCGTAGCGAATCATGGACAGCTGGTACTCGGTGCTGATACTGGGGAAGGCTACAAGCGCACGCCTCATCTCGTCAGCGCTGATGCGCTCTGTCTCTGGGTTGCTAAAGAACTCCAGCCCACGGTCAAACCGCATCTGGCGCTCTTGAGGGTTTATGTAGTTTTGCTGCACCAAATCATACAGAGACTGAAAGCACTCGTTGATGAGCGTTTTCACTTCCACATAGAAGTTACGAATTTTCTCATCCGCAAATAAGCCGGTCTGTAGCGCCGACGTCTCCTGCTGGACGAGGGTGTGCACGAGGTGCTGCATGTCCTTAGTTGTCATACCGTACCGTACCTTACCTTCCTTTGCATGTGCATGCACAAACTTTTTACCTTACTAACAAACGAATCAGTTTACGCCTTTACGGAATGAGGGTAAGCATCCGGTGTATGGAAGGGCAAGCGCTATCATGGCAGCAACAAGCGACCAGACGCATATTTTAATGGGTGACCTCCCATGATCTGTACCGTTCTCGTCTTTTTTTTGTGCTATGGGTGGGTTGATGGCAACAAGAAGGGTAGCCGTGAACAGAAACACAACAAGTGATACCAGCAGTTTAGACTCTATCACCTTTTGGAAGACTTGTTTGTAGGGGGCATCCACTTCTATTACCGTTATGACACGGCTCGGGATTCCACCCTGTATCTGAGGACCACTACCACCAGCGCGTTTTACCCCCACCGCTTCTGCCCACATTGTGGCTCTGTCTTGGATGGGGTGAGAGGCAGCAAACACAGACATATTGACTGGTGACACCGGCCGCACGTACTCCATGTGGGGGGGCTTGGCTGGTGTCAGACCTACCGGAAGCAAAAAATGTGTGTTTGACATGCGTGGCAGCTTTCTAGATGGGGCTGAAAATCACAGTAACAAATTTAAGTTTAGATGCCGAACCCTTTCTGGGAGCACACACTACACGTTATGATGTAGGGCAAGCTAAGCACCGGGTTAAAGGACACATTTACAACTTGATTTTGTGGAACCTGTGCACAAAAACTGCAACGGTACTGCACCGGGAGGTCACCCTGTGGGTTAGCCCAGTGCGCCAGTGGCGTGTTGATGGGAGGTGCATTAGCCAGTGACCGGAGGCGCACGGTGCCAATCGATATCTGGGATGGCGTATTCTCCTTAGCGTTATACTGTGCTGGGTCCATGTCTCCGTGTCGCTTTGCGATAACACCTACCCAATCTATTGACGCCTTTTTTACCTTGGTTAGTCTGCCCATACGTTGTGACAAGTTGTTACGGCGGCGGCGTCGTGTGGTGGCTGCTGCCGCCGTATCGGAAGATGAAGATGATATAGACACCATGGTAGTAGTTAATAATTAATAGTTTATAAAAACTTTTAGTCCCCCTTAGACGCTTTATTGGATCGATTAGGCATGTTAAAAACATATCCAAGTGTAAATTCACCAGCAGTGAATCCGTAGGCAGGGAACAGCAAGTTAGGGTTTTCACACTCGTTGCGCATCTTACAGAACAACTGACGTACATCCTTCATGCGCAGGTTTGACAAGTGGGAGAATAGAATTTCATACTTAGCGGAAGTAGGGTCGTGTTCTAAGTGGTCCACCGTGATTTCGTCAACGTTCTCCATAGGGCAATACCCTTTTGACTGGTGGTAAAAGCATATTATGACTATGTCTAGCCGCACTTGGAGTCAGAAAAGTTATAGTACACGGTCGCTCTGTTAATGGGTCAGTCCGTCTGATGGTCCGTCACCTTCCCACACACACTGCTTGTACATTTGTAGCACTGTCATAACATGTGTTTGTGGGGAACTCGCCGGCTGTCTGGACGGAGCTAGTGAACCATTCCGACAGAGTGTACGGAGCGCACTGGCGGACTGTCCCCAGGAGATGCAGTTCTGTAACAGTGTGGGTGTTTGTGAAAATGGCGTAATTTTATCATCATGAATTTGTGTCCAGTTGGCTTGGTCACAGTAAAGACTTTCTTTTATTATACACTGGCTGTGATCTCGACGCGGAGATTTCCGTTCACAAGTCCACATGGATTTACGTTACTTTTGATAGTTATACTTTTATCAGTTAACGTCATGTTACCTGAAAATTTCAGCGTGGTGTCGCCGTTGTTAATTTTTGCGTTGGCCTGAGATAACGTTGTCATAAAGCTTCCTGTGTTCGACTTAGTGTCCATAAGTACCGTTGCGTCGTACTCGTACGTGTCAGGGTATTTTCCCGCTGTATGCTTCATGATTAGCCGGTTCGTCGGTGGTAGTATTGGGGTCTCCGGAGGGACTACATAAACTTCCCATTTCATTTTCCCAATCTTTACTGCCAATACATATGAACACAACGATTCAGTGTAGAACATTTTAATGTCTGTGGGGTTACTTTGAAATTTAGGCAATTCCGTCGGATCGGGAGACGTGCACATACAGTTCATTTGGAACATATTCGGGTAAGTGCACATGGATGTACATGCTTTGCAGTTTAGAGGGCCGGATTGTGTATATCCGGGAAGACATATGCAGTGCGGGGGGTAGTAGGAACAGGTCCCGTGGTTGTCACAGTCAATATCATCACAGCTAGTCACACAAACCGTGTCACCGGTTGGTGTGCATGGACTTTTTATGGAGGCACCGGGTGGACATTTGGCGGTGCAAGCAGTGCACGATTGTGCGGCGCTGCGGTAGTATCCAACGTCACACTTGCACAGAGCTACCCCCCCTGCCACAGTGCTACACACGCCGTGGTTGTCACAGGTCACACCCTCGCAGGCATCTGGTGGTGACACAGCGCACTTACCATCACAGTCGCTCTGTTGATGGGTTCCATCCGTCTGATGGTCCGTCACCTTCCCACACACGCTGCCTGTACATTTGTAGCATCCATCACCACATGTGTTTGTGGGGAACTCACCGGTCCCTGGTGTGACCTTACATGCGCCACCCACGCAGCTGTAGGACACAGCGCACTTACCATCACAGTCGCTCTTTTGGTGGGTTCCATCCGTCTGATGGTCCGTCACCTTCCCACACACACTGCCTGTACATTTGTAGCATCCATCACCACATGTGTTTGTGGGGAACTCACCGGCCCCTGGTGTGACCTTACATGCGCCACCCACGCAGCTGTAGGACACATCGCACT